CACGCGGACGACGTACTCCTCGCCCTCCTTGATGACCTTGGTCTTGGCCTGGATGTGCGGCAGCAGCAGCTCCGGCACGCCCTTGTGGCCTGCGATCGCCTGCACGGCCGCAGTGGTCACCAGGTACTTCTGGAGGGTCTTGCTCATGTTCTGGAGCTCGCCGTCCTTGCCCTGCAGCTGGGTCTGGAAGCCGCGCTCCAGGTCCTTCTTCATCTTGTCCCAGTTGACCTTGCCGTCCTTCGACTCGCCGATGACGCGCTCGACGGCCTGGCGGAGTGTCTCCGGCGAGGCGGCGTCGTCGCCCTCGAGGCCGAGCAGCTGGCCGACCGCGGCGAAGCCCGACAGGTCGGGGCGGTTGCGCTTGGCCTCGTCGGCGTCGCGGCGCGCGGCCTTGAGGGACTTGTTCAGGCCGTCGATCGCGCCGGCGGTGCCCTTGAAGCTGTCGTTCAACACGTAGCCGCCTTCGCCCTCGGCGTACAGGCCGCGGAACTGCTCGGGGACCTTGTCGATGCTGTCGACGGTGGGGTTCTTCAGGAACTCGAATTCCATAGTGCTCTCCTTCTGCGCGTCACGCGCGTTGTTTGGGCATCGCGCCCGGGATGGTCTCAGGCTGGCACATTAAGCCGGCGCCGGCGTAACGTGAGCCATCGTTCTGATGCGGGCCGGACTCGGCCACGCGTCAGTCGTCGGTCCCGCGGAGCCTGTCGAGCAGCTCGCGGGCGTCCTGGTCTAGCCGCGTCCGCAGCTGGTCCAGGTTGTACTGCTTGCCGCTGGCGTCCACGAACTTGTCGAGCGGCACGCCGCCCTCGCGGAACAGCCGGGCGCGGGTGGGCCCAAGCACCTCGTCCTGGAACTTCGCCGGCTGGCGCTTGATCCAGTCCTGGTACGTCACGTTGCTGGGCGTGGAGCCGATGTTCTCGTCCGCCCACGCGTCGCGCTTGGCCTTCACCTTGGCGCGGCGCTCGGTGGCTGACATGCGGGACCACTCCTTCGGCCCGACGTCGTCGCGGACCTCCTGGGCGAAGTCCAGCTCGCGCTTGCGGCGGNNNTGCGGCGGGTCCTGCCGTCGCGCACGGTCGGGCGGTCGCCAACAATCTCGGCGCCTGCCAGCACGGGCACGACGGTCGAGCGGCAGTTCGGGTGCGCCGGCGGCCGCGGGCCCTTGTCGATCGGGTAGACCTCGCCGTCGCGGGACCGGCACACCGCCGAGGTGCGCCCGTCGAGGGTCGCCACCCAGCGC